GCATCAACATTATAAGATCCATCTTTTGTTGATACAATGACTTCACCATAAACATTACCTTCAAATGCAAATGTTCCCCATTCTTCTAAGAATCCAAATTCATACCATTTGTTAACTAACCAATCTTGAGTTACTTTTACATCTGAGTAGTTAGTATTTCGATATTCAAATACTTGAGTGATTTTGTCTTTACCTTTTTCAATAGTGTACTCCAATGGTGTATATTCATCTATCCATCCTGTTGGACTATATTTACTAAGGTCTTTGATAGTCATTGGATTTTTATCTTTATCAAGAAATACAAAATCTCCATCAAAGCCACCTTCGTCATGTCCACCTTCAAAATGTAGTTGAAGATAGTGTATTCCATCTTCATACATTTTTTTGTAGATTTCTTTTAAAGGTAATGCGTTTTTCTTTTTAATTGAAAGTGCAAACTTTTCACCTTTTTTATATTCTTCCCACCATTTTTCGTGGTTAGTTGGTAAAGCTTTAAACTCACCTACTAAATCAATTGTATGTGCTATCATAATTTATGTTGTCCTTTCCGCATCCATGATGCTATTCTTACGTTTTTAATCCAATCATCAAAGCTTGGAATAAATCCTAGATCTTCAATGATATGTTTTTCTACAATTAGTCGTACTGGAATAGCTTTGTTATCGCTATTCATAATAGTATGACCAAATTCTTTTTCGGCAGCAAAGCAGCCTTCGGCATGATGACGTAATAATCTATGTGCAAAATGCGTAGTTAATTTTTTACTTTCATCCATCCAATCGTGTATGGGTTGGTAGTCTTCTACTTTGCCACCCCATTTTTTTACTGAAGATACCGAATGATAATAACAATTTGCCATATTATTTTTTTCCTATTTTGTTTTTATAATTTTTAATTATTTCGTAAGTTAACTCGGCAGCAACACCAATAAAGTGTAATAACCAAGCTAAACCAGAAAGTAATCCAATAAATAAATACTTTGAAAAACTTAATGTTTTTGGCATTAAATTACTTATTTTTGTGCGTAGATTTTTTATATTATTTTTGATATTGGGCATTTAATACCTTTCGAATATTTCTTTCTTTCTGTATAAGCTATCTCATTTCTTGGGATAGCTATGTGCGTTGCTTTTATCCCCTAAGTGCAACGCTAAACTTAGTGTTTAGATTGATAGAGGGAGAAACCTAAGTTAACTAACTATCAATACTAGGATTCTTTAATTCATACAAACCTATTAAATGTTTTAACTTTGTATAAAAGCTATAACCTTTAATTTTTTTTGTATCTAAATATGCTAATGCTTCTTGTTCTAGCAAATACATCTTAATAATATGTTCTAATTCAAATATCTCTTTAGAACTTATTTTGATGTTGTGATACTTTATACTCGTATCTTGCTTCTTCTGCATTTAGTCTATGCTCCTCTATATCTGCTGGAGAATCTACACCAAGTCTTGTAATACCTGCTATAAATTCTTCCATTTCAATTTTACATTCAGCATAATCAAAATGTAATTTTTCTATATCTTCTAAGATTTGTTGTTTAAATGACGACATATTTCCTTTTCATATTCTAATTGTTGTCTAATAGACGCATTGATTTGTTCTATTTGTTCTAAATTTTCTTTAGCTAATGATATACCAAACAATAATATTATTACAATTAATATTAGAAATATAAAAGTCATTATAACCATCCTTGTTTAGAATCTTTCTTAACTATCTTATAAGGTAATTCTACTTTATCTGGCATATGTTTACTTACTGCATAACATAAACCTAGAATGATTCTAAATGGCAACATAATTGCCACCCATAGCCATCTAGCTGCTACATTCATTAACCAGTTTTGTAATTTATTTAACATTATTTTCTCCTTTATTTATTTGTTTATCACATGGAAACAGGGTTAATTAACCGACATGCACACATCTGTTTTACATAAGCGATATATGTTATCTTTGTTTTGTCTTCAGCATCTCTACGATTTCTTACTCTCGACAAAATACTTACAACCATGAATTTCGGCAGCAACGCCAATGAATTTTCCAACGCCGAACGATTTGAAAATTGGCTTTTAACGATAAAAAAAGCCCCATACCCCAATTGGAGTACAGGGCTTTAATTAATATTATTTACTCAATGCTTCTTTTAGTCTAGCCATATTATATTCTTTAACTTGACTAGAAGTCACATCTTTAACAGCTGACTTGCTCATTGGAATATACTTTTTGCTAAATGAAGTTTCATATTTTAGCTTAAAAGCATCCAATATCATTTCAGCTCTTTTGATATTTAACTCTTGTGCATTTCTTCTGAATAACAACTTATCAATCTTGTTAGTTGATATTTCAGTACCTACATCTTCTGACATAGCTTGTTTTAATAAACCCACTGTTTTATCTAGTGAGTTCTGACAAGCTTCTAGATGTCTAGAAAATACACCATAGATTGAATTGCAGTTCCATTCTGCTAACTTTTCCCAATCTGGGCTATCAGCAAATGGCAATATTATACTGTTGAAAAATGCTGACATACCAGCATTAATATCAACAGAATCTAATACATCTGCCATATTATCTATTCTATTATCAGAATAATCAATATCTCTTAATTCACTACTGTGCATAAACATCTCCTTTTGTTACTTGATTTAACTCAGCATTTATTTCAGCTACTTTATCAGTTTCACCTTTATAAATAGCTTCTTCTCTTAGAGTTAACAACTCATTAACTCTCATCTTATTAGTTTCATCTACAACTAACTCATAGTATTTAACATAGTCCATAAGTATCTCCTTTTGTTTGACTTGTTATAAACCAGTGCATCATACACGTGGCATCGCGTAGGCTAACAAGGGGAGTACTCGCCAATCAACAGCTTGGCACCTTTAGGTGCGGCGCTTATGTCCCCCAGTGGACATAACGCCCTGTTGAATGGATGAGGGGATTCCTTGTTATACTATCGCGAACACGTGTGTATAGAGGGGCCCATAGCAATAGTGAGCAACAGCGAACGGTTTACGAAGTAAAATTGCGTATGGGATCAATAGCATAGGCGGATGCCTATTCCACCAAAGCGAGTGGAACGAGCGTCAAGCGACCAGGATCGTTACCCGAAGGGACAAGACCGAAGGGCTTGGGTGCGCAGCACTAGAGCCTGTAAGTCGCACATACAAGATATAGTATTGTGAGTTTAAACGAACACTAAAGTGTCATAATAATTGTTGACAAGGAGAAATTCTAAGCCTACGTTCAGTTAGGGGTAGAATTATAATAGTGTATGAAAGATGATCTAACAGAAAAGCAAAGACAGTTGGTTGATACTATCGTAGCAACAGGATGTAGTATAAAGGATGCTGCTGAAAAGGCAGGTTATTCAACGAAAGGAAGTAAAGAAGCAGGGAGAGTAAGTGCTTCTCGCACACTACGTTTACCAAAGGTACAACAGTATATGCAATCAAGGATAGCACAAACTCTTGGACTTGGCGCAGTAAGTGCGAGTAAAAGACTTATCGAGCTGTCTACCTCAGCTAGAAGCGAGTACGTTCAGTTAGAAGCTTCTCGCGATATACTAGATAGAGTAGGACTAAGAGCTCCAGATAAGGTAGCTCACAATATTCAAGGAGATATTAAAATTAATATCGATCTATCGTGAGGCGTTGGTATGCACCCACACAGTTAGAATCGCCAGATTCGGAGGGTGGGGGCAAAATTCATCAGCTTTAGCTGACGAGGGAAGTGTCACAGACAACAGAGGTTAAAAAAAGCACATGGCAAAAGCAAAGTTTGATTTAAACAAGTTAGTACATGAACGAATACCAAAGAAGACATCCATAGGAAGAAATCCAAAGAAGTCTAGTATGAACAAATCTAAGAAAAGATCTTTTAAAAAATATAGAGGTCAAGGAAAACCACAATAAATTATTGGTGCGTTTAAAAATTTTTTTTTATTCTATAGGTTCGTTTCTTTCATTTAAATAGGAGGAAATATGAATTACAAAGTAAATATATGGAAAGATGACACTCTTAAAAGAGAGATTGTATATTCTGCAGATAATGATATACAAGCAATACAAATGGCAAGTGCTGCCACACCAGATGGATGTAGATCAACTTATGAAGAAATAACAGAGGAGCAAATATGGCTTATGGAAAAAAAGGAAACACCTCAAAAAGAGGGAGTTTAAGTAAAAAACAACAAACATTACCAACTGCTTTAAAAAAGAAAATAATGGCTGCTAAGAAAAAGAAGTAATGGCAACCAAAGAAGAAAAAATATGGATGGATAAGGTAGCAAGTCTTGGCTGCTATGTATGTCAACGACCTGCTTCCTTACATCACATAAGACCAAAAGGAACTGGAATGGGAAGAAGAACTTCTCATTTTCATGTAATACCTTTATGCTATGACCATCATCAAGGACAGTTTTCAATTCATATGTCAAAAAAATCTTTTGAAAAACAATACGGAACTGAAACTGAAATTTTAGAAATTGTTAAACAAAAAGTTAAGGAAGAAGAATGTCGTTCATCAATACTTTAAGTTTAAAAGATCGAAGAAGATTAAGAACTATTGTTAAAAGAGTACATCTTGCACATTATCCTACTCATATGATTACAGACTATGAGGCAGATAAACTTGTTGAAGCTTTTGGTGAAGAAACAGTTTATAATCTGTTAAAGGAAAATGTAGGTAAGAATGTCGACTAAATTTGATTACAAGCCAGAAGGTATAACACTCAAACAATTTATGAAGTCTAATGACTTCTTTAGAGGATTAAGAGGGCCAGTTGGATCTGGTAAATCTGTTGCTTGTTGTGTTGAAATATTTAGAAGATGTTTATTGCAAGAAAAAAACAAAGAAGGCAAACGTAAATCAAGATGGGCAGTAATTAGAAATACTAATCCACAATTAAGAACTACTACAATTAAAACTTGGTTAGATTGGTTTCCAGAAGATACTTGGGGAAACTTTGCCTGGAGTGTACCTTATACTCATAGAATAGTTAAAGGTGATTTAGATGTAGAAGTTATATTCTTAGCTCTTGATAGACCGGAAGATGTAAAGAAATTATTATCTTTAGAACTTACTGGTGTTTGGGTTAATGAAGCTAGAGAAATACCTAAATCAATTATAGATGCTTGTACAATGAGGGTAGGAAGATTTCCATCTATGAGAGATGGTGGTGCTACTTGGTATGGAGTTATTGCAGATACCAATGCACCAGAAGAAGATCATTGGTGGCCTATAATGGCAGCTGATGTTCCAGTACCAGATCATATTTCTAGAGATGAAGCTTTAATGTTAATCAAACCAGATAACTGGAGTTTTTATACTCAACCATCTGCTATGTTAGAACAAAAAGAAAATGGAAGTATTACTGGTTATGAGTTTAATGAAAAAGCAGAAAACAAATCTAATCTTACAGAAAATTATTATCCTAATATTATTAGAGGTAAAACAAAAGGATGGATTGATGTTTATGTTTTAAATAAACTTGGATCTATTGAAGAAGGTAAACCTGTTTATCCAAACTTTAAACAAGAAATACATTGCGCTGCTGAAGACTTAGAAGTTAATCCTTATCAACCAATTTATATTGGAGTTGACTTTGGTTTAACTCCTGCTGCTGTTTTTGGACAAAGATTAGTTACAGGTAGATGGCATTTATTAAATGAGCTTGTATGTTTTGATATGGGTGTAATTAGATTTTCTGAATTATTAAGAACAGAAATAGCAAAAAATTATAAAGGTATGGAAATACATATTTACGGAGATCCTGCTGGAGATTTTAGATCTCAAACAGATGAAAGAACTCCATTTCAAATTATGCGACAGAATGGATTGAAAGCTAGTCCAGCTCCATCTAATGATGTTGCACTTAGAATAGAAGCTGTAGATTCAGCATTATGTAGATTACTTGATGGTAAACCTGGTTTATTGCTAGACAAAAAATGTATTACTCTTAAAAAAGGTTTTAATGGTGGTTATCATTATAGAAGACTACAAGTATCTGGAGATAGATATGATGAGAAACCTTTAAAGAATAGATACTCCCACGTTCACGATGCACTTCAATATTTAATGATGGGAGCTGGTGAAGGTAGAACTATTTTATCTGGACAACCTACTAAGAAAGTAACTGTTGCTAAAAAAGAATGGGATGTCTTTGCAAAACATAAACCAAGAAAAAGGCAAGTATGGGATCTGTTCAAGAAGAATGGTTAATATATTTTTATGAAGCTAGTGATCATCCTTATCCAGAATGGTTAAGATTTCTTAAAAAAGGATTTAAACATTGTGGAGCTTTATCTTATAATTCCAAAAATGATATATGGGTTCATTTAGAATTTACTCATGCAGGAATTAGATTATCATTTCTAGAAAAAAAAGAACTTGAATCTATGCTTGGGTATTTAAAACAATTCAAAGTATTAAGATGCCCAGTAAAAAATGAATGGCATATGCTAAGAATTAAAGATACGACCTGTGTTACATTTATTATGAGATTAATTGGATTTTATAAATGGTATATTCTTACACCTTATCAGCTTTATTGTGCGTTGATTAAAGCAGGATATAAGTCATTTTGGGATCAAGATGCCAAAACCTAAAAAAACATTACAGGAAATTATTGATGAAATGAGAGATCTTCAAGCTCATGAAGATGATTTACTGGATGAAATGGAAGCTAATATGGGATCTTTAATATCAGATGATTTAGAAGATATAGATGAGGAGAATTTATAATGGGCGGAATATTTAAACAAGATACACCACCTAGAGATGATACGCTTGAAAAACAAATGGAAGCTGAAAGATTAGCAGAAGAAGAAAGAGCTGCTGCTCTTGCAGCTGCTAATGAAAAACGTAAAAATAAAATTGCAAGAGGTATCATTGGTCAAAGATCTTTATTTGGTCAAGCTGGTGGTAGAGGATTTTTTGGATAATGGTAGCCAAAGTCTATCAGAATCCTAAAGGTGGATTAAATGCTAAAGGTCGTGCTTACTTTAAAAGAAAAGAAGGATCGAACCTTAAAGCACCTGTAAAAAAAGGAACTAATCCACGAAGGGTTTCATTTGCTGCAAGGTTTGCAGGAATGAAGGGCTCAATGAAAGATTCTAAAGGCAGACCTACTAGAAAAGCCTTAGCATTAAAAGCTTGGGGATTTGGTAGTGTTGAAGCTGCAAGAAACTTTGCAAATAGACATAAAAAAAAATAATGTCTACAGCAAAGAAAACTAAACCTGCTTTATGGGCAAGAGCTAAAGCTCAAGCCAAAGCAAAGATGGGAGGAAAGCACAGTGCGAGAGCTATGCAACTTGCTGTCAAGATATATAAAAAAGCAGGTGGAGGGTATAGCGGAACTAGGTCAAGTTCCAATAAACTCTCAAAGTGGAGTAAACAAAAATGGAGAACAAGTAGTGGAAAAAAATCTGAAGGCAAACGAAGATACCTACCTGATAAAGCTTGGAAAGCTCTTACAGCAAAAGAAAAAGCTGCAACTAACAAGGCTAAAGCAAGTGGTAATAAAAAAGGAAAACAATTTGTTAAACAACCAAAAGCAATCGCAGCAAAAACAAAAAGATTTAGATGATGAAATTTATAGATAAAATTATTTTTAAAGTTAAAGTATTAATTATAGAACTTAAAAACAAATGGAGGAATAAATAATGCCTTACGGATATGGATCTACAAATAGAGAAAGAGGAGCTGAGAAAGCTAGAAGCTCATCTTCATCTAGCAAATCTAAATCATCTAGTGCAAAATCTAGTAACACTAAATCTAATAATTTAGGTAAATCTACTAATTTAGGTGATAATGATAGACAATCTTATAGCGCAAAACAATATACTAATTCTGGTATTAGTGCTTCAAAAATAAGATCAAGTAAAGAATCTTTTCAAAATTCTGCTCAAGATTCTTTAGGAAAATTAAGATTAGATAATTATAGTGTTAAAGATAATTTACCAAAATTTATACCTGAAACATTAAGAACAGTTTATAGTGTTGTTGGTCAACACCTATTTGAAACTAACAGAAAATTTTTTAGAGAAAAAGTTTTAAAAAGCAAAAATTCAAGTAAATTTAAAAATACTCTGGATTCATACTCTAATTATATCAGAGATAGATTATCTGGAACTATAGATGCTTATGGTAATTTAAAACCTACAGCTGATAGTAATGTTGAACCAAGAGAAATACAAAAAAAAGTTATTGCAGAAATGCAAAAAGAAGTTGATTCTTTAGAACCAGAAAAGAAAATTACAGCTCAAAGAAAAGTATTTAAAAACTATAGATCATCTTTAAGAAGAAAATTTTTAATGGAAGAACCTATTTAATGGAATACAATATTGAAGATACACCTACAGTAGATACTACAGATAAAGCAACTGCTATTTTAAAAAAGTATAAAGAAGCTGTATCTATCAAAGATCATTGGAGAGAAAAATTTGAAGAAGCATATGAATATTGTCTTCCAAATAGAGAATCATTTTATGATGAATCACCAGGACAAAAAAGAACTGATAAGATTTTTGATGAAACAGCAGTAGTTGGTGTTCAAGAATTTGCATCTAGATTACAATCTGGTATTGTTCCAATTTTTGCAAGATGGGCAGATTTTCAAGCTGGATCAGAAATACCAGAAGAACAAAAATCACAAGTTAATTTACAGTTAGATAAAATAACTGATTATGTTTTTGAAGTATTACAAAACTCAAACTTTAATCAAGAAGTACATGAAGCATTTATGGATCTTGCAGTTGGTACAGGATGTATGTTAGTTGAAGAAGGTGATGCTGTTAATCCAATTAAATTTACAGCTATACCATTGCCTAAAGTTTGTTTAATGAATGGCCCAGATGGAAAAATAGATACTGTTTATAGAACTAGAAAAGTTAAACCAGAACATATTAGTATTTTATATCCTAAAGCTATAATGCCACAATACTTTGATCCATTGAGAGAGAAAAAAGATTTAACTATTGTAGAAGTAGTTTATAGAATTTATGAAAACAATGTAGAAAAATATAAATACTGTGTAGTATTAGAAAATCCTAAAGCAGTTATATTTGAAGAAATATATTCTGGAGAAGGATCAAATCCATATTTAGTATTTAGATGGAATAAAGCATCTGGTGAAGTATATGGTAGAGGGCCAATATTTAATGCTATGGCAGCAATTAAAACTTGTAACTTAACTATTGAGTTAATATTACAAAATGCACAGATGGCAGTATCTGGAGTTTATACTTATGAAGATGATGGAGTAATTAATCCAGATAATATTGCATTAGTACCTGGATCATTAATTCCAGTAGCTCCAGGATCAAGAGGATTAAATTCAATTCAATCTGCATCTAACTTTGATGTTGCTCAATTAGTATTGCAAGATATGAGAGCTAATATTAAAAAAGCTTTATATATGGAAACTCTTGGAAGACCAGAAGGAACTCCAATGACAGCAACAGAAGTTTCTGAAAGAATGGCAGATCTATCTAGACAGATAGGTTCATCATTTGGCAGACTTCAATCTGAGTTTATTCATCCTTTATTAAAAAGAATAATTAGATTATTATCTAAACAAGGTAGAATAGAATTACCTAAAGTTAATGGTAGAGAAGTTAAAATAGCTGCAAGATCTCCATTAGCAAAAGCACAACATATGCAAGATATATCAGATGTTAATAGATTTAATGAAATTATTGCAGGTACATTTGGCCCTCAAATGATTAATGTTATTGTTAATCAAAATGAAACTGCTAAGTATCTAGCACAAAAAATGAATTTGCCAGAAAAACTTATTCGAGATGAAGAAGAACAAAGGCAGATAGTACAACAGATTAGTCAATTACAAACTGCACCAAAAGAAGGAGAGATACCACAATAATGAGTTGGGATGGTCTTAAGACAAAAAAACCAATCCCTGCAAAATCTATTGATGGTTATGTTCGAACTGACGAAGAAGAACGTAATCTTAATAAAACATTTGCAGGTGTATTCAAAGGTGAGGATGGTAAAAAAGTCCTCGACTATATAAAATCAATTACAACTGAAGCAGTTGCTGGGCCAAATATAGAAAGCAATCAATTATTTCATTTAGAAGGAATGAGATTTTTAGCAGGTGTAATACAAACAAGGATAAAAAAAGGAGAACAAGATGGTAGATGATAATGCTACAAATACAGCACCAGTCACCACAGAAGAAACTACTGCGGTAACTAAACCAGAATATGTACAAGATAAATTTTGGGATGCTGATAGAAATGAAGTGAACTTAGAAAACTTAGCAAGTAGTTATAATTCTCTTGAAAAGAAATTAGGTTCAAGAACAGAAGATCTTTCAAAACAAATAAGACAAGATATTGAGTTAGAAAGATTGTCAAAAGCTCCAGAAGAATACAAAGTTAATCTTCCGGAACTTCCAGAAAATGTAGATGTATCTGTATCTGATGATATGGAAATAGTACAATGGTGGAAAGAAACTGCTAAATCAAATGGTTTATCTCAAGAACAATTTGATCAAGGAGTTAATATGTTTATTAACAATGCAATAGCAACATTACCAGATATAAATTCTGAAATGGAAAAACTAGGTGATACTGCAAAAGAAAGAATAGAAGCAGCTGAGCTTTGGTCTAAGAAAAACTTATCGCCAGATGCTTATAATACTTTTTCTAGCGTTGCATCAACAGCAGAAGGTGTAAAAGCAATTGAGGAAATTATGAAGTTAACAAAAGATAGCCCAATTCCAACAACACCTACACAAGTATCTGTAACACCAGATATTCAAGATCTAAAATCTATGTTGAATGATCCAAGATATTACGATTCAAATCAAAGAGATCCAGCATACGTAAAACGAGTGGAGCAGTTGTTTGAAAAGGCGTATCAAAATAAACAAGGCTAAGAAACCTTTTAAGTATAAAAAACTTAATAAGGATTTACATTGGCTAGATGCAGTTAGTGATCCAGGTTGGTTATCTGAAGAAGATATGGATAATCAAATACCTGCTAAAGCTGTATGTAGCCAAATGTGGATTTATAAAGAAGACGATAAATCAATTACATTATTTGGTACATATTCATATGATGATAAAGGTAAGTTAGAATTTGGAGAAGTTATAACTATTCCTAAAATATGGATTTAATGTGCGTTGTTTATATAATTAAACAAATCTATTTTTGCAATTAAGACCTTAAAAATGTTCAATGATTGCCCTTAACTGGATAACAATCCTCTGCATTTGTAAGACAATCGGTAAATAAACGTAACTTAACAACAAGGAGCTAATAATGGCTACATCAATAACAAATGCCTTTATAACTCAGTTCGAAGCTGAAGTTCACATGGCTTACCAAAGAATGGGTTCTAAATTAAAGAACTTGGTAAGAAATGTTAATGGCGTTAACGGTAATACTGTTAAGTTTCAGAAAGTTGCACAAGGTTCTGCAAACACTAAAGCAAGACACGCTGAAGTAGTTGCAATGGATCTATCTCACAGCAATGTGACAGCAACTTTAACTGATTACTATGCAGCAGATTACGTTGACAAGTTAGACGAGTTAAAGGTAAACATAGACGAAAGACAAGTAGTTGCACAATCAGCAGCTTATGCACTTGGTAGAAAAACTGACGAAGTGATAAGAGATGTGATGGCTGCAGGTACATCTTTTGCAAATAACGTAAACTCAGACGCATCAACAGCAATGTCTTTAGTTAAAGCTAAAAACATGATGGAAACATTTAACGGAAATGATGTTCCAGATGATGGTCAAAGATACTGGGTAGTAGGGCCTAAACAATGGTCTGATCTATTAGGTATCGATCAATTCACTAGACTTGAGTATGTAGGACAAGATGAATTACCATTTAAAGGCGGTATGACTGCTAAAAGATGGTTAGGATTCTTATGGTTTGTACATTCTGGTTTATCAACAACTGCGAGTGATAGAAATACTCTAGCATTCCACAAATCAGCTGTTGGTCTAGGAATCGGTTCTGATGTTAAAACTGAAGTGAACTACATTCCAGAAAAAGTATCACACTTAATTACATCTATGCTTTCAATAGGTGCAGTTGAGATCGATGCTAATGGTCTAAGAGTTCAAAAATGTGCTGAATAATAGGAGGATATAAATGGCTTACGAAACTTCAAACCCAATCAAAAAGATTGCTGAAGCTGGTGGTAACTCTGTATTCTTCTACAGTGATGGTGACGCTATTGCTACAATAGCTGCATCTGGTTACTTCAACTCAGCAACTAATGAACTAAAAGAAAACGATATTATCCTTTGCGTAGGTTCAAATGGTGGTACTCAAACAGTTGACATTCTTGTAGTGTCTTCTGCAACAGGTGCTGCTACTGTAACTGTCGTAAATGGTTCATAATATCATTTAACGAAAATTATTGAGGGCGGGATTTTCCTGCCCTCAATTTATTTATTAGGAGAATATGGCAACATCAAAAGTAGATATATGTGCAAGAGCTTTAGTAATGATAGGTGCTCAACCTATATCTTCTTTTTCAGATGGTAGTACAGAAGCTTTAGTTGCCTCAAATGTTTATGAAGATATTGTTCAATCTTCATTGACTAGACACAGATGGAAATTTGCTACCAATCAAAAACAATTATCTTTATTAGCTACAGCACCAACAGGTAGATATGAATATGCTTATCAGTTACCAGCTGATCCAGGCGTTTTACAAATTATAACAATTACAGTTAATGATTATGTTATTCCATATACTAGATACAAAGATATGATCTATGTAAATACTTATGGAGCTAATCATGCACTTATATTAGATTATATTTATAGAGTTGAAGAAGATTATTTTCCTGCTCATTTTAGAGTAGCATTAGAATATGAATTAGCTTCTATATTTGCAGGATCAGTTGCAAGAGATGCAGGAATGATTAGAGAGTTTAAAGCATTAGCTGATAGACAATTTTTAATATCTAAAAACATAGATACTTCTGAAGTAACAACTAGAAAACTTGATACTTCTAGATTTATAAACTTAAGAAATTCTACGAGAACTGATGTATAATGGCAAGAACATTAAAAACTGTATTAACGAATTTTTCTTCTGGAGAGATTAATCCTTTATTAGCTAACAGAATAGATACTCCTGCTTATAATAATGGTGCAAAACAATGTAGAAATTTTGCTTTACTTGCAGAAGGTGGAATAATGAGAAGACCAGGAACTTCTTATTTAGCTACATTAGCTGCTGAAAGTAGAATAATTCCATTTGTATTTTCTGATGATGAAATAGCTATTATTGTTTTATCTAATAATAGAATGGATGTTTACAATATAAGTGGTACTGCAATTGTTTCTAATTATACTACAAACTGCAATTGGACTACAGCTCAATTGTTTGAATTAAATTATGCTCAATTTGGAGATACAATATTTATAACTCATCGAGATAATCCAACTAGAAAAATATTTAGATCTTCTGCATCAACATTTACTGTTACTGCATTTGATTTTGATATTGAAGAAGATATAGTAGTTTCTGGATCATATAAAAAAGCAACACCATTTTATAAATATGAAGATGGTGATACAACATTAACATTATCAACTGATGCTACTGGTACTGGTAGAACTGTTACTTCAAGTGTTGGATTTTTTACATCTAGTTATGTTGGTAGTTATTTATTAGTTGATGATAAACAATTACAAATTACAGGATATACTTCTTCAACAGTTGTTACTGCAACAATTATAGAAGCTGGTATTAATGGAACTGGCCCACATTATAATTGGAAAGAAGAAGCTATTTCTCCAGCTAGAGGTTATCCTCAAGCAGTTACATTTCATAATAATAGATTATGGTTAGGTGGATTAAAATCTAGACCTGCTGGAATATTAGCATCAAGAATATCTGAATATTTTAATTTTGATGTTGGAACAGGCGCAGCAGATGAATCAATTGATTTAGATATTGCAGGTTCTGAAGTTAATGAAGTTAGACATATGCTATCTGGAAAAGACTTACAAGTATTTACAGATGGTGGTGAATATTATATTCCAAGAGCAAATGATAATACTATAACTCCTGGAAACGTATCTGTATTAAGACAAACACCTTATGGTATTAGTAGAACAGCTCCAGTTATGTTTGATCAAGCAGCAGGTTTTGTTCAAAAGAATGGTAAATCTGTAAGAGAGTTTATTTATTCCGATATAGAAGATGGATATAAATCTACATCTGTATCTATTCTTGCTCAACATTTAATTGATAGTCCAAAACAAATAGCAGTTATTAAAGGTAACTTTACTAGACCAGAACAATATGCTTTCTTTTTAAATAATGGTTCAACTTATCCTGGTAGATTAGCTGTATTTCATTCTGTAAGAGATGAAAAAATTGCAGGTTGGAGTTTATGGGAAACTAGAAATAATGATTATTTTCATTCTATTATTTCATTAAATGAATATTTAGTATGTATTGTTAAAAGAGTATTAGATAGTACAACAGTTTATACGCTAGAATTATTTGCAGATGATGATAGTAATACATTAGATATGAAAACTACATCAACAGTAAATCAAAGAGGTACGCCATTAGTAAATGGCGGTAGTCAAACAGGATCTGTATTAGCTGTTGATGGATTTACTTCAGATCCACAAATTAATGAAACATTTACAATTGCAGGTAATTCAACTGAATATATAATACAAGCTGTTACTAATAATGGTGGTGGATCTTATAATCTTAATTTAGATAAAAATTTAGCAGCAACTCCTGCAGATAATGCAGTAATAACTTTAGTTAAAGGTTTTTTACATAATGTAAATGGTATATATACAAATGAATCTATTAACGCTGTTGAAGGAAATAGTTCATTAGGTGCGTTTACTGTTTCGGCATCTGATACTATTACTTTAAATACACCAAGAGCATCTGGTGTAAATGTAGGATTTAATTACACACCAATAATTGAAACTATGCCAATTGATAAAGAATTAGCTGAAGGGCCATTAACTGGTTTACCTAGAAGAATTTCAAGAGCCATCATTGATCTTAACTCTGCTTTAGATTTAACTGTCAAAGCTGCTGACAATACCTCTAAATCTTTAGTAGTCCAACAAGTTAATTTTACTGGTGGTTCTGACCTCACACCTGTTACTGAAAAAAAAGAATTTTTCTTTTTGGGATATGATAAAAGTCCAACTGTTACATTATCTCAAGATGATCCATTACCAATTAAAATATTAGGAATGTCTGTGGAGGTAGTTTTTGCATGAGTGCTGATCCTGTTACTTTAGCTGTTGCAAGTACTGTTGTATCAGCTGTTGGTACATATCAACAAATACAAGCTCAAAAAGCAGCTAACAAAGCAATTATTAGAGAATATGAAACTGAACGTAAATATAATCAGTTAAAAGGTTTACAAGATGCTAATGATGTAATGGAAGAAGCTCAAAGAAAAAGAAAACAAAACTTAGCTATTGTAGCAGGTTCTGGTTATTCTGATGACAGTAGAAGTTTTTTAGCTGTTCAAAGTGAAATAGATAGAATAGCTGCTAAAGATATTACAAATATAAAAATTAATGTTGGTAGAGCTGAACAAAAATTACAAAGTCAAATTTATTCAACTAAAGTTATGGGTAAAGCTCAAGAGTATGGAGCTTATGCAGCAATTGGAGCTGCAGCATTAAAAACAGGAGCTTATGCTAAATCTATGAAAGTACCAAAAGGTCAATATGATGGAGCAGGTTCATACGCACAATATTTAGATAATCCAACAGGATATAGTGGGAGTAAATAATGGCATTAAAAGAAGGTAAAAAAACAGTTAGTTTAAAAGCTTCGGTAGCTGATAATATTGGAATACCTAAATTTCCAGATACAACAATATTTGCTTCAATTGCTAAACCTGTATCAGAAGCAATTGATGCTTTTAGACAAAAAGCTGAAGTTGATGCAACAGCTAATTGGCAGTTTCAATTTAATCAACAATCAAGAGATCATTATTTACAATTAAAAGATAAATTTAAATTTGATCCAGAAGGTATGAGAAATGCTGTAGATACTTATTCTAAAACTACTTTAGCTAATACTCCTAGTGCTTTTAAAAATGTAGCTCAAAATATATTAGCTCAAAAAAATCTAGCTAATATGTCTTATGCTACAACTAATTATAATGCTAGAGAAGATCAAAGAGCATTAGATGGTTGGGATGAATTAAAAACATCAACAATAATTGATGCAGGAGCACATTTAGATACTATTACTCAAAATCCTAATTTAAGTGTTTTAGATATAAATAGTTTTATTGGTAATGATTTACAAAAAACCATAAATCATAATTATGGTGGAGCTGAAATAACTTTAGTACAAACTAATAGATTAGCTGGTTCTCAACTTAAAAAGAATTTAACTAGCGATATTATTGATATGGAAGCTCTAAGAGTTTTTTCTATTATTAAAAAATTTGGTGATGTTAATGGTAATAAATATTTTTTAAATTATGCTGCAGGTGAAGATAATTTTCCTGTAACACCAGATAATATTGATAATCCTATATTTCAAAAATATGCAAATGATATTAAAGATCCTTTTACCAGAGGTAAAATTATACAAAAAGTAAAATCATTATATGATGATTACAATAGTAAAAATATTACTTCATTAAAAAATGCTACAATAAAATATAATCTTGATAGAGAACAAGATTTTGGAGCAGTATTAGATGTAAATATTTTTAAAGATGGTGCAAATGGTAATGCAACTAATTATGTAATTAATAATATGCCAGGAATAAGTGAAACTGATTTTCCTAAAGCTGTAGAAATAGTTAATAAAAATATTAATGTTCAAAAATTAGTAAGTAAAGCAATTAATAATGAAATAATAGACAATTTTGAAAGTAATGAACAAATGGAATTATTTAAAACTGCATTACTTAGAAGACAAGGAATTGATGATAAAAATATAACTGATATTAAAAATCAAGATGCACTAGGTACTGTAATGCAAATATATAAAAATCAAAATATGGAACCAACTGCTGTACTAAAAAAAATTAATAAAGATTATAATGTTAATTTTAAAACACCAGGAATGATTGAAGATTTTGATGAAAATTTAGCTTTATTTAATTTTATAAAATCAAAAGATATGTTTCCATATGTTACAGTAGAAAATGAAAGTATTTATAATGCAGCAAATGATATGGGTATTTCAGCTATGTCATCTAGAGAACAAAAAGCAGAAATGCTTAATAAATTATTAGAAAATAAAGGTAATCTAGCTGAAAATAAAGAAAAAATTTCAAAAAATATAGATGATAATATTCAAATAGCTATTGATAGTATGAAATGGGCAATTGAAATGCAAGACATCAATACAGATACTTGGTGGTTAAAGAAAATGTTTAATAAAGGAAAAAATAAATTTGCTCATATGTTTATCCCAGAAAGTACTAGTCTTTGGTACAAAGGACTTGATATGACACCACAAGTACAAACTATATTATTAGATAATATTAAAACACAATTAGCTTACATTAATGGAGCTAAAGATATTGATTTAACAACTGATGAAGGTAAAACTTTATTCTATAAAGGATTTATTCAAGCCTTACATTCAATGAATAAACAAGGTTATTCTGCTACTAGATTAAATGGTACAGGTAAAGTTAGTATGGTTAAACATGGTTTTGAAAAAGAAGTTGGTTTTACTGGTCAAGGTTTTGATTCAGCATTAATGGCTCAAGCAAATTGGTTAAAAGCTAATTTATCAGAAGAAGAACAAATTGAAAGATTTGGTTTTGATCCAGTTGCTCCAAGTGGTAAAAAACAAACACCTAAAGATATTAATGCTATTATGAAAACAGTAATAGATGAAAATTATAAAAATCTTATTGTAGAATTTGCAGGTACTTATAGTATTGATAACAAAGATAAAAAAGTTCCAAACTATCATGCAAAAATTTTACATGAAGGAAAATTAATTAATTTAACTCAAGGTGATAATTATTTTGATCCTACTGGATTAGGAAGTAATAAATTAATTGAAGGTATGCCAACTTCTAGAGCGCAAGTAATTCAAGAAATAGCTGAGAAAAAATTTGATTTATTTATGAATAAAAAATTAGGTAGATTTATAGATGGTGATTCAGCTACAGAAAAATGGTTACAAAAATTTTTCTTTGCAACAACTAAAACATTTGTTGAAGCATCTGATTATAGATTTTATCCAGATTTTCCAATAGTTGATGATGTACCAAAAGAAGTAAAACCATTTAATGTTATATTTAAACTTTTAGGTAAAGATATAGATGTTGAAAAATACTACAATGAAGCAGCTGAAATTAATAACGAAATAGATGAAATGGTTTCTTATGATCAACAGATTATGGGAAATAGAAGAATAACTGATAAACAAAAATTATTAGAAGCTAGAACACCACCACATAAAACTTCTTATACTCAAGAAAATATTCAAAAAACATATAGACAATATGTTTATAATAATTATCAAAATAAAGATTTACCATTAACATTAAGAACCAATAACTATATGGCAGTTATGAAAACTGATGAAACTTGGGATGGTGAATTAAAAGATATATCAACAGGTAATCAAGCAGCTATATTTGCTAGTCCTGTAGATTCTATTAGAGCAGGTGTAAAAGTTATGATTAATAATTCAACATTAATTAAAAATGAAACTACTAAAAGATATGGAAATAATCCTACTGTTGAAGAAATATTAAGTGTGTATGCAGTTGATAGCGAAAACTATTTAAATGCTTTAGAAGAAAAAACTGATTTTACTAGAGATACAGCAATTAACTTTTTTGATGGAAATCAAATGAATATGTTAATTAAATTTATGATTGAACATGAAATGGGAAGCGAAGCATTTAATCAATACTATCCACCTAATAATCAATTATTTTTAGATGAAATGATTTTTGAAGGATATACTAGAGGTATTAATTCTTTTGGTGGTAGATTAGGTAAAATAGATTAATGACAGCTTATCCATTTACACCTGCTGATGCAGAAAGTTTAAAACAAGAAAGAAACAATCCTGTACAATTTAATCCTGTAAAAGATTTTTCTAAAGGATTTGCAGATGAAAATTTAACTAGTATTGCTTTTGAACATATGGTTAATCATCAAGATTTTATACCAGATGAAACTTATAATCCAAAAGAAGATCCTAGATTAAAAAACTATGAAGATTTATATGATATGTTTATGTTTAGTAGAAGTGCTGAAGAAACTACAGCTATTATAAATAAATTAAATACACAAGCAGAAACTAATTATGCAAGTCCTTGGTATCATATTGGTAAAATAACTGGTGCATTTTTAGATCCATCTACATTATTATTAGCATCTAAGTTTGGTCAAAGTGCAAAAGTATTTGGATCAGCATTTACAGCAGAAGAATTATCTAAACAAGTATTAGATCCTACAAGACCAGATGAATATGTTCCTTGGGTTGTAGCTGGAGGATATGGTGTTCCTTATCTTTTAAATAAAATGGCTAAAGGTCAAATTGGAGCTAAAGTACAAGATAAAATTATTCAAGCTGATAAAGCATACAATACTCCTAAAAAACAAACTGTAGATAATAAAATATATCAAGATGGTAATTTTGTAGATCCTAATCAACAAGTTAAGCCTGGATCAGTAGGAGCTGCTACAACAGAAAATAAAATTCAAAGTACACCTAAAAAAGAATTTGAAGGTGAAGAATTTATTAAAACTAATTTAGGAATATTTGGTGAAGGTGGCCCATGGACACCTGTATTTAGATTAGCTAAATCAAAATCATTAAATGCAAGAAAAATGATTGCAGATATTCTTGATACTCCATTATTAAAATTAAAAAATACAAAACAATATGGTTTTGAAGCATCTAACGCATCTATAGAAACTAAATTAAGAATGATGGAAGTTGGAAATATAGAAGCTATGAAAGGTATTAAAGATCAATATTTAGTTTATTTAAAAAGAGTACAAGGTAAATCACCAACTACTGAATTAGGAATTAATTTATCAAATAGATTTAATAATGATTATATGTCTATTACTCAATTTGGTAACGAAGTTACTAAAGCAAGATTAAATAAAATGCAACATGATGTACCAGAAGTAGCAGCTGCTGCTAGAATTACACA